AGATATATATTATGTAGGTGAAGTAAAGGGTGTTACAATTCCAGAACTTAAAAAACAATTTCCTAATATTCCAGATGAGGAATTAGAAAGAATTCAACAACAAAAAGGAAATAGAAATTATCTATATGGTAATGGAACATTTGATGAAAATTCAATTCAAGTATTATATTTTGAATATAAAACTTATAGTGATCAAGTATTTAAAATAAAAGAAACTCCTTATGGATTAGAAAAAGCATTAGAAAAACCTGATACTTTTAATCCACCATTAAATGATAACTTTGAAAGAGTAGGTAGAACTATAGAGGTTTTATATAAAGGTGTTAAGGTGTTGGGAACTAATACAATGTTGCAATGGGAAATGGCAGAAAATATGACAAGACCTTTTGCTGATACTACTAAAGTAGAAATGAATTATGCTATTTGTGCACCTAGAATGTATAAAGGGCGTATAGATTCTATAGTAAGCAGAATAACTGGGTTTGCTGATATGATTCAAATAACTCATCTTAAATTGCAACAAGTAATTGCTAGGATGGTTCCAGATGGAGTATTCTTAGATATGGACGGGCTTGCTGAAGTTGATTTAGGTAATGGTACTAATTATAATCCAGCGGAAGCATTGAATATGTATTTTCAAACTGGTTCTGTTGTAGGTAGGTCATTAACCCAAGATGGCGAGTTAAATAGAGGGAAAATACCGGTACAAGAACTTGCGACAAATTCTGGACAAGCAAAAATACAAAGTTTAATTCAAACATATAATTATTATCTACAAATGATAAGAGATGTGACCGGATTAAATGAAGCTAGAGATGGTAGTTTACCTGATAGAGATACATTAGTTGGGTTACAAAAAATTGCTGCACAGCAGTCTAATATTGCAACTAAGCATATTAATAATGCTAGTTTATGGTTAACATTAAGAGCATGTGAAAATATTGCTAAGAAGATTGGTGATATGTTAGAATATCCATTAACTGCTAATGCATTAAAAGAAAGTATATCAACTTTTGATACAGAAACATTAAGAGAGATTGATCATTTATCTTTACATGATTTTGGTATATTTTTAGATTTAGAACCAGACGAAGAAGAAAAAGCTGCACTAGAACAAAATATTCAAGTTGCTTTATCAGGTGGTGGTATTGATTTAGAGGATGCTATAGATATTAGACAGATACGTAATTTAAAATTAGCTAATCAATTATTAAAACAAAAGCGTAAACAAAAGCAACAAAGAGATCAGCAAATACAAGAACGTCAAATTCAACTAACTGCACAGTCAAATGCAGATGCAGCAGAAAAAGCAGCTGAAGTAGAATTACAAAAACAACAAGCATTAGCTGAAAAAGAATTACAAATAGAACAAGGCAAATCTCAATTTGAAATTCAAAGAATGCAGACTGAAGCAGAAATTAAACGTCAACTTATGGCTGAAGAGTTTAATTATCAAATGCAATTAGAGCAAATGAAAATGCAAGCAGAGCAAACTAAAGAAAAAGAGATAGAAGATAGAAAAGACAAAAGAGTTAAAATCCAAGGAACACAACAAAGTGAAATGATAGATCAAAGACAAAATGATTTATTACCTATAGATTTTGAAAATAAAGGCCAAGCA